TCCTCGACCGCTTCCCTTACATGAAATATTTCTGGTGGCTATTACCTCAATGAAATTATACCCATCAAATATATCTTCTGTTGCTTTTGTTTTTGAATTTGATAGCATCCAAAAAACACCAGATTCCGTAAGCTTATCTAATTTGTATCGAAGCTGTTGGTGTTTTTGCAAACCAAATGGTTTCCAATAGCAAGTGAAATTTGATGTCCGTGTTAACGGAATATACGGAGGGTCAATATATAAAAATACACTTTTTCCGCTATGAATAGCTTTACTTACCGCTCCGTCAATAAAGTTTTCCCAATCTATAGAATAAAAGGATACATTTCCCCTCAAGCCTTGAGAAACTTCTTCTAAATGTTCCGATTTTAAGTTAGGCAAATTTTTATATTTGCCAAATGGGACATTAAATTCCCCTTTTAGGTTATAGCGAATAAGTCCGTTAAATCCTTGCTTGTTTAAATAATATAACTCCGCTGCTCTAACCGATGGTTCATTACGCTTTTCATTAAACGATTTTCTACATTCTAGATAAACGTCTTCACTTTTTAGTAATTCATTCGACTGCAATAATTGTTCAAATGCTTTTAATACTGATTCTGGGTTTGTTGCGATCTGTTCCCAAAAATTTATGACATCTACGTTAGCGTCATTTAACAGCATCTCCGAAAATCGCTTACCAATATTTAATGCTACGGATGCCCCTCCGAGAAACGGCTCGGCGTATACGTCAATACTGCATTTAGGTAATTCGGCCTCAATTGCATCTAAAAGTGCATATTTACCGCCAGGATATTTAAGAAGTGAGCGCGTTCTTGTCATGGTTGACTTGCAGAAACATTATCGTCTGTCGATGGTTTTTTAGTGTCGAGCCTATCGAAAATCGTTTTCCAATCGTTATTTCTGAGTAACTCAGCAAAGAATACACGTTCTCTTTTTGCTACTTTATAATTGGTATCTAATTCATCGCTTAATATTTTCAACACAATCGTAAACACATCATTGATGTATTCTATACAAACCCGCTTTGCGTCTTCTGACATCTCCTCATTATTTTTTAAATTATCACCAGCTTGAAGCAGAAATATTTTAATAACTGACGTAAGAACGGATATTCCAATCATAAACCCGAACGCTTTGCCATGTTGTTCGATTTTCTTAATTGAATCGATTTTAGTTATTAATTTACCACGTTCAGATACTACAAGTTGGACGAGTGGTTCAGACATCATATTGAATCTTAAAAGACCATCACTTTGATCTTTTATGAAAGTGTTTATAGTTTGGTCGACGTTAATGGCTAATGCCTCTACTGGCGAATTTTTAATGTGTTTTGCACAATCAGCAGACACTTTCAGTATGCGCTTAGAGGAAGCCTGAAGCCCTTTGCGTATAAATTCCTCGAATTGCTTTTGTTTATATTCTAATTGTTGATTTGCATTTTTGATCATGTTGGCTTTCTCCACTCAATCATTTTGAATCTAGCAGCTTGTCCACTATATGAATTTTCTAGGATAAACTTTACAATTGTTTTAATATCAGCTCCTCGCTGCACCATTTCGTTTATGTCCTTCCCTTGGAATGGACATTTCGCCCAAATACAAACTTGCTGTTGCTCCTCCAATGCTTTCTCCATATTCTTGACAATCTGTGCATTATGAGGCTCGTTGTCAAAGACCAATAAGGAATTTACCGAAGGGAAAGCCCTACCGAACATTCCCAATTCAGAGTGGCACACGGCAACCGCGTTGGGTAAGAAAAGAGCATCTATTGGTCCTTCGGTAACAATGACTGGCTTTTCTGGGTTCATGCGCTCTAAACCAAAAAAGCATTTCTGGTCATCGCTTTTCGCAGTGGCGTATCGTATAGGAGAGCCATCAATACTTCGACCAGTGATTGCAACTAGTTCCCGGTTTTGATTGTAAATTGGTAACACTAATCTTCTATCTTCTGGATACTTGCCACCTTTTTCTGGAAATATTTCTTCGACTAACGATCTGAAGTTTTCAGTATAAAACAGAAGCGATTGTCGAGACGATGGAATAAGGCGATGTGAGACATAAAGTCTTGCAGCGTGCTCTTCTGGTAGACTTAGAATTCCAACCATTCGCTCATATGTCTCTTTTTTCACCGATACGGTTTTTGGAGCTGACACTATAGTGAAGGATGGCTCTTCATGTATAGATTCCTGTCGCCACTCTTTCCATACATTCTCGTTTATGTGTCTCAAAAATGAAGAAAAGCTTTTAGCTTCCCCGCAATTCTGACATTTAAAAAATGTCTTACCTTGATAAACGTAAACGTATCCGCGAGCCTTCCATTTGATTTTTTTTGAGTCGCCGCATATTGGACATGAGAAATTAACCTTGAAATGCTCAAGTTCCTTGTAATTTCGCAGTTGGTGCGAAATGTTTTGTAAATATTTAAAATCCGTATTCAGACTCATGAATGAAGATTAACTTACTAGCATACAAGTACAGCATTACCATTTCTGGTTAGTATCAGTGTGAGTGGTGTTTTTGAGTAGGAAATGCTCGGAGAGAAGTATGTAAATTTACTATGTTCTCGTAATTTAATTATGATGTTTACTCTGATCTGGAGTGCAGTTAGGGCGATCATCGAACTCATCCATTTTTCTAAGTTCGTATGTCACCAAAAACGCAGCACAGGTGAAAGCGTGCCACATATGGCTCATTCCTGATTCTTCATCTACCGTCGAGCCTCCGAGGATCTTACCTTGCCACCATTTCCAAGCGTGTCTCATCATAGCCCCAAATGGACGACTCCAGTGCATCCCTCGCTCCCAATTTCTCTCCGGATAAGCTTTGCTCCCACGGGCTTTCTTATCTGCCGCCCACGTTAGAACGGTAACCATCGCCTCAATTGCATCAAAAGGAGCAAGCTCCCATCGAGGTTTGCCACCATCTAGCTTATAACCTCCGGCTCCAGGTACTGCCTCATTCGCTGATGTGGGGCGCTCGTGAAAGTTCGTCGTCTCTTCCGCGTCGCTTTCCAGTAATTTAGAAGCTAAAGCTGTCTCCATGACACTTAGCTCTTCTCTGCCAATTTCAATACGTTTTTCGGGAAGTGGGTTTGACCAAGATTTCTCACTTCTTAACTGAGATAAGTTGGTAATTTGGCTTGCCTGTTTTCGAAGCTCCTGTATATCAAGCTCATTCATAAATCTCCTATACAGTTTTATTTAAAAATATGCGGAAAGCATTTTTTAATCACCATCTTAGAGATGCCCAAATTGATTCTCCTATTGGCGGCATCTAAAAAAAGAGCCGCTTCTCTTGGTTCCAATCTTTCCAGCATTGATTTAAGTCTTAAATTCTTTTTAGTCTTCGGAATTATTGATTCTTTAGTGAAACTTTTCCACATTTTCGAAGAATGGTTTAACGTTTCGATTACATCCAATTCTCTTCTAGGTCGATACGTTATTTCGGGGTCAATATCCAACTCTAGTGTTTCGTCGTAATTCATTCTCAAAATCCCCACTAATGCTGGGCACATATTAGATTCGAGAATATTAACTTTATCGGCGCGTCGCTTTGCGTCTTGCACTGTTTTTATAACTTCACTTAAAAGTTTCCGCTTCATATGTTTAATCACTCTAGGCTTTGGGAACATCTTTCGCCACAACACAAAGCAACAGCAAAGTAATGTCAAAATGATAGCTAGATTTATCCATTGCATACTTTCTTAATTGCTTTGATATTCGTGTAGACATCATTTAATTCTCTATATTATTACTTTCTGCACCCCTCGTGTATTATCTTTTTCAACACATTCACAGTACATTTGGACTTACTCCAGATTGAATTAAGTAGTGTGTACGCTTTCCACCAGCAAACAGTTTACTTTCTTCAGGCTTTTCAAATTGTTCAATTATTGCGTGCTGTATGGTTTCTGGAATGTAATCAAAATTAATTAGTTTCTGGTTTCTCTCGAAATTAGCCTTGAATGTTTCTGGAATGCCATCATTTCCGATAAAGAAATTTGAATTGTACTTTTCAAACATTTTTGCCGAAACTATAGCTTGCCTTTCTTTCAGGACGAATGTGTCGTCTTTAGAATGAACATTTGGTATAGAATCACCTCTATCTCCTCTGATAATTTTTTCTTTTAAATCTCCATAAGGAGTAGACGTCTTGTATACGGCATCACGACGACGGGAATACTGTTGAATATGAGGGAGTGTGTGAAGCTGATGAAAATCTTTGTCTTCTGATACAATCAGACTCGGCTCGGCATATGTTTTTGCTAAAATAGCTATGACATCATCCCCCTCGGCACCTTCGACTGACATGACCTTAAACACATTATTGTTTGCGATTTCATCTTTTATTAACCGAGTTAATCTTTCAATTTCTTTCCATTTTAAGATGTCTTCGGCTCGATTTACTTTTCGCAGAACTTTGTAGTGAGGGTACACCTGATATCGCCATGATTTTCGACCTTCGCAGCAAAGAACGATTTGGCCAAACACATGCTTATGTCTGTTATGAATGCCACATAGAGTGTGTAAAAAGTGCTTACGAAAATCCGATTCAGTAACCTCCCCTATTTCTTTTTTTTGGGAAAAGTAGCAAGAAATTATTAGATGGGAGAAATCTACGTAAATCACCTTGCACCTTAAAGTGGAATTAATTAGCAAAGCCCATCTTTGCTATGTAATAAGCATCAACTAAATCAGCTAAGGGAGATTTGCCCAATGGACAATCAATGACCTTGTTTAGCCATAATCCCTCATTCACGAATGAACGGCACATTCCCTCTTTCGTAGCATTTCCTTTTCCTGTAGCAAATTTTTTAATTCCAGTGACCGGAAGACTGTGAATAGTAAATTTCGATTTCCAAAGTTTATGCTTTAAAAGACCACATCCTTCGGCCAGAATATGAGTCGAGGATGAATGCGACGAGTATGAATAATTTTCTATGAATATTTCTGGATTTGTAAATGTTTGCAAATGCTTTACAAACCAATCGGTAATCCAATCTAATCGCTCTTCGGTAGTAAAATATGGGGCAAAATCACTAGATATTACATTAGATTCCAATCTCACCCACTTCTTTACTGAGTAAAGATAGAAAAAGCGACAATTAGTTGGATTCCATGTATCTCCCAAATGCACACACATGGCGGGACATGACAGTGAGAAATCTATACCGGCGACACATCTCATGCCGATATTTATCTAATCATTTCTGATTCTCGGATTGTTTACTCTGTAGCAGATGGTGCGAGAACCTTGTTTAATTTTGACTGCAACCTTTAAAGGATATGCTAAAGGAGAAGTTTGACTTCGCCATAATCCTCTATTCGAGCCATCGTGGGAATAGTTGCCACTTCGCTTATATCTATCAATTACTTTACCCTCATGAACGAGTGTAATTTGCGATGCGCTATTGAATTTTGACGGAGTTATTATAACTCCACCTCTATCACTAAATTCCGACTGCTTTAGCAGGAATCCCTTTTTAAATCCATCGTTTGGGTTTTTTATTTCAGAACACCCTAAAAATGAAGATTCTTCTTTTGCAGTGTAAACAAATTGTTTGGGTGCTCTTACACCTAATCTATGGGCGCGTCTTACTTCTTTTGCGACGAGTCTATTGACTGGACCATTTTTACACCCGCGCTTTAATGGTGGAAGCCATGGGGCTAATAAGTTATCGTGATTAAAGCAATTATCTTCAGCAGTCCAGAGATAAATTACTTTGCACTGATTTGCAAACTCCTCAATTGCTCCTTGTAATGGAGCACCTGAGTTTAGATAATCCTTAATGGTGTTTGGGTTACGTTTTGCTAGTGCAGCAGATGCAGCCTCTCTTTCGGGAAAATTAATATCTGAGCCATCATTGTTAAATGTACAGGCGTGAGTTTGAAATTTAGGATTCCATCCATGTTGCTCAACTAACTCCGCTCCCGTTCCTGCCGGACTTCCAACTTTTGCTATTGGATTCCAGATAATCTTACAATAAGGAAACGCTTCT